GCGGTTTGTTAACCCACTCCCTTTCAGGACGTGACCAGACTATTTCTTCATCTTATAATTATATATTTCAATAATAGTAAGAGTAAACCTTTTCGAATAATCATATAGCCTTATTATTCTACTCCCGTTTCAGGGATAGTCGTTGAGGATTGTTCTTGTTTTCTTCTTTTAAGTTCTTTCTCCATTGTTCTTATACCAACTGATTCTAACAATTCTTTATTTTTGGTATACTTCAAATCCATTTCTTTATCAACATATTCCCAAATAAATCCACCAGAAGAATGTCGAGTATGTCTTAAACAATTATTTATTCCCATGTAATTTATACCAAGAACTTTAGCAGCTTCTTTACCACTATTCCATTCTTTAATAAAATCCCCATTCAAAGATAATTGTTTAACTTTTCTGCTATTCTTTTCTCTTATTTTTTCTTTGGTAGATTCTTTTCGATGTTTTCCCCAGTTGGGGTGATTAGAACCAGTTTTAGCTTTTCTATTATTTTCTACTGCTTCTGGGGTCATTTTTCGTCCATAGTTAACATTATTAACCCGCTGGCCTAAGCCCTCAGAAATATGTCTTTTATGTTCTTCAGAAAGATGCTTGCCCTCATGTGATTTTTTCATTTTTTCCACACTTTCTTTGTTTGGTCCTTCTCCGCCTTTTTGCAAATTATACCCCTTTTTAGGATTAAAAGTTTCAAATTTAGAAATATATTCTTTTTCTTTTTCACAAGCTTCTTCGTAAGTTAATTTATCTTCTAAAATTTCAGCAGAAAAATTTTCCCAGCCATCTTTCTTTATAGCATAACCGAAATGCAAACAACCATAATATTTCTTACCATCTTTACCAGCCCTTTGTGTAAGAGTTTGTTTAGTTCTACCAATATATTTTTTACCATTTAATAAATTGGTATAACAATATATCTTATGTGTCCTATCTTCTTCCATTAATATCACCTCTTTTCTTTTATATATTTAATACTTAAAACAAGAACCTTTCCTGCGTGAACACCCATTTTTAATAAATACTTAGGATTTAACCATATATTCATCCTTACGTTTTTTCTACTTTCGTACCATCACACTTACTCTTACAAGTTATGTTGTGGTGTAAGGCTTTAGGGATTACCCGCATTTAAATTTATGTCCTATGCCAATCACTTGACATACGCTGCATTTTTACAGTTAATTTATCAACAACTTCTCCAACTTCATCAACAGAAAGTTTCCAACCCTTAAGAACAGAAATCAAATATTCCGTAGCTTGAGCAGAATCAATCATACCAAGAACACTAAGATTCATGGAATTTTCAACAAGCTGAGAAGCTTCTTGTCCTTCGTAACCAGCACGGAGCCAGTCGTTAGCTGCCGTAGCAACTTCCTCTGTACTCTTACCAACTTTACGAGCCAATGTATTAAAATCAAGCATCATGCTTTGAATCTCTTTATAACTATAACCACTTGCAATCTGCAAGTCAACCATTACAGCATTAAGAGACTTAGCACTTGTCATGATTTGATTAAACATATTTCTAACAGTCATAGCTAACTGGTTAGCAATAACATCAATGCTTACTAATCTTGCAAAGCTGTTAGTAAATGTCTTTCCTATCGTTTCAAGAACGCCTTTTTGCTCTCTATAAGTAGCATTAATTTTAGCAAGTTTAACTTCATGTTGTGCTTGTAAATTAGTTTCTTGCTATTCGAGCTTATTAATGGCTTCTTGACTATACCCCATTTCTTTTAAGTCTTTAACTCTTTCGGCATATACAGTACCCTATTGTTTTAATAAAGTCAACTGTTGGGTCAACGCAGTACGAATATTTTCCTGCTCAAGTTTTTCATATCCTGAAGAATTGCTGACTTTTAAATCTGTTCTTCGAAGTTCTTCTTCCAACTTCATTTGCTGTTTAAGATTATTAATATAATCTTTAATATCTTTATTACCTTGAGAATTTTGAACGCCAGTGTTTCTATTCATTCTATCAGTAATAAATTGAGGTCTATTTATTTGTTCGCCATTTTGATAATAACCAGTTGTGGTAAATCTAGTTTCAGCAAGAATCTTGTCTTGTTGAATACCTTGTCCCTTAGAACCTCTTTCAAGCCCCTCGGCAACCATTGCCATAGAAGCGGCTTTACCCTTGGTTGTTTCAACAAAAGATTGACCATCCTTTGTAAAGCTTCTAATAATTTGCACAAAAGAACGAGCAAAAGCTTCAACACGAGCTTCACCATCTTCAATAATAGCAGAAATATCTCCTGCCCCAGTATCTTTGTTAAAACCCTCGAATCCAAGTTCAGCTACACGAGTCTTCAATTCGCTCGATAAATCATCAAAAGATTTACCCTCAGATTGAGCTTGCTTTAACTTTTCAACAACCTGACCATATTCAGATTCAGCCATCCTAAGATAAGTAC